ACAGCTTTAGATGGAAACGATAATACACTATTATTATGTTCTAATGCTGATGGACGAGGTATTAAAACAAAGTTAACAATGCCGTGTGAATTTGCTATAATAACACCTAAAAATCAATTTAGTAATACATTAACAACATTTGACGCTACGATTGATAATGATAGTTCAGCAATAACTTTTGATGATACAACTCCTTAATGTCTTATAAATATAAACAAAAGAAGTAAAAGATGGCAAAACAAACTATTAATATTGGATCAATACCTAATGACGGAACAGGAACAACACTCCGTGATGGTGGTGATCTAATTAACGATAACTTTAATGAAATCTATGGTGCCATAGGTAATGGTACATCAATTACATTAACATCAACACCTACAGAATTAAACTTATTATCTGGCGTTTCAGCGTTAGTAACAGCTTCTACATCTGACGTTTTTACTAATAAAAGTATAAGTGGTTCTACAAACACATTATCAAACATTGGTAATTCTTCACTAACTAATTCATCTATATCAATTACAGGTGATGATAGTTCTGCTCAAACAATCTCATTAGGTGGTGGTATATTGTTTACTGGTGGTTCTGGTATTACAACTTCAGTATCAGGTAATGAAATTACTTTTACCACTGATGGTTCTATTGTTACAGAAACATCAACAGACACTTTAACAAACAAAACAATTAGTGGTTCTAGCAACACACTATCTAATATAGGAAATTCATCATTAACTAATTCAGCTATAACATTGGTTGATGAAAGTTCATCTACGACTACAATATCTTTAGGTGAAAGTTTAAAAGTAACTGGTGGTACAGGTATTGATACAACAATTTCAGGTGATGGAGTTTCAATCGCTGTTGACTCAACAGTTGTAACAGAATCATCTACAGATACTTTAACAAATAAAACAATAAATGGTCCAGATAATACACTTACAAATATAGCAAATGGTTCTTTAGCCAACTCATCAATAACTATTGGTGATGATGCTATTGCTTTAGGTGGCACACAAACTACAATTACTAATTTAAGTTTAGATGGTTCAACTGGAACAATTAATTTAACAAGTTCAGGTAACAAAATAAGATTTAACTTTGCTAATACTGGCGCATTACCAAGTGCAACAGATTATCAAGGTATGTTTGCATCAGAAGCAGCAACTGCTAAAGCATTTTATGCTGAAGGTGGTGCGTGGAACGAGATAGTTACAGAAAACTCATCTATTGGTAGATTATCAAACGTAGATATTACATCATCTGCACCCACAAATGGTCAAGTATTAGTTTTCAATAGTTCAAATGGTAGATTTGAACCAGGTAATCAAAGTAGTTCATCTTTATCAATTGAAGAAGATGGTACAGCATTGTCAACTGCTGCTACAACAATAGATTTTGTTGGCGAGGGTGTAACTGCTTCAGGTACAGGCGCAGAAAAAACAATTAATATTCCTGGTGGTACAACTGCAATGTTAGATGTAACCTCTAATAGTGCAAGTGCTTATAGATTTTCTTCACATTATGGAACTGAAGACAATCCTACAATATTTACAAAACAAGGTCAAACAATTGCATTTAATTTAAATGGTTTAGCAGGATCACATCCTTTTGTAATACAAACTTCTAGTGGTTCAACATACACGGCAAGTGATAGAATAACAACAGGTTTAACACACATTGCTACAGATGGTACAGTAACAACAGGTGTCAGTGCTCAAAATAAAACTTCTGGTATTTTATATTTTGAAGTACCATATAATCAGGCAACGGTTTATTACATTTGTGCTTCGCATGGTGTAATGAATGGTACATTATCAGTAGCTAAAAAAGAGGGTGGGGGAATTACAGAAGCTGACCAATTTAGATTAACTGCTAATTTAACATCACAAGGCGATATTACTAGCAATTTAGAAAGAAACGATAGTACAGCTTTTTCAAAAATTGGAACTGGAATGACAGAAAGTTCTGGTATTTTTACTTTTCCTTCAACTGGTATTTATAAAGTTTCAACTACCATAAGAGCTTACTCTAGTGCTAGTGATACAGTTTCTATAGAAATAAAAGTTACAACAGATAACTCAAGCTATAGTGTTGTTGCAGATGCGGCTGTAGGAGATAATTCTACTAGCAAATCTCAAACAGGAACTGTATCTAGTTTTGTTGATGTAACAGATACAAGTAATGTTAAGGTAAAATTTAGAGCAGGTAGTTTAAGTTCTGGTACTGTTATTGAAGGTAATTCATCTTATAACAAAACAGTTTTTGAATTTATTAGACTAGGAGACACATAAAATGGATAGAGATTATTTACAAGAGGCATTACAAACTTTTAATGGTGGTGATTGGTATGGTTGGAAAAAAGAAGATGACAATGGAGATAAAATTCCTAACGACCAAAGAATGACTTACGAAAATATTGTTGTAATTAAAGATGGTGCAACTGTGCCAAGTGAAGCAGATGTTAATGCAAAGATACAAGAATTAAAAGATGCTGAAACAACAGCAGCAAATAAAAAAGCATCTGGTAAACAAAAACTAAAAGACTTAGGATTAGATGATGACGAAATCCAAGCATTGATAGGAGTATAGATGGCTATAATTAAAACAAACGCAAGGTCAGCAAGAAGCTTAGGAATGTCTATTAAAACTTGTATAAATATATGAAAAGGAAGAATTAAATGCCAGCGATAATAACAAATAAATTTAGAATACATAATAGTGAGAGATTTTTACAATCTTTCAATACAGGTAATAGCCCACATAATGTCTATTATCTAGGTATTGGTAGACCACAAGATTTTACAACATCTACAAGACCAGATGGTAGAACAGACAATCAAGGTACAGATGTTGCTCCAATCACACCATCAGATAGTGTAACAGAAGAATTTTTTACTTTTGATGATTTACTTGCAGCTAAAAAAGTAGGTGCTTCAAACGTATCTTTTGTATGTCCTAGAAGAAACTGGACGACTGGCACAGTTTATGACATTTATAGACACGATTATGGTGAGTATGTTACAGGTGGTACAACAGCTCAAACATCTAATAGTGGTGCAACTACATTGCACGATGCAACTTTCTATGTATTGACTGCGGCAAGAAATGTTTACAAATGTTTAGATAACGATGGTAATACTGCTTCAACAGTAGAACCAACAGGTACTTCAACATCAATTATTACAACTGGTGATGGATACAAGTGGAAATATATGTACACTTTATCTGCTGCTCAACAATCAGATTTCCTTTCAACAGATTTTATGGCTGTAGCAACTAATTCTACTGTTAGTTCAGCTGCGGTAGATGGTGCAATTAACATTGTAAGAATTAAATCAGCTGGTTCAAGTGGTGCTGATGGTACTCATACTAATATTGATATTAGAGGTGATGGATCAGGTGGTAAAGTTTCAGTAACAGTTTCATCTGGTAGTGTAACAGCAGTTTCAGTTACAACTCCTGGAACAGGTTATACTTATGGTTACATAAGAAATGCTGACATTGTAACAGCAGGAGCAACTGGATTGTCTGGCTCAGAGTTAGATGTAATTATTGAGCCAAAAGGTGGTCACGGTTTTAATGCTGTATCAGAATTAGGTGGTTTCTTTGTAATGGTTAATACAAGTTTAGAAGGAACTGAAAGTTCAAACACAGGTGACTTTACAGCAGAAAACAATTTTAGAAAAATAGTATTAATGAGAGACCCATTCTCTGGTGGTTCTGCAGCATCAGCAAATACTTTAAGAGCTACAAAAGCTGTTAGATTTGCTGCATCTCCAACACCAGGCACATTTAGTGTTGATGAAGAAATCAATCAAGCATCTACTGGCGCAGTAGGTAAAGTAGTTGAGTGGGATGCTACAAACAGAATTTTACATTATATACAAACAAGATTTAATGACGAAGGTGCTGATAGTAATGGAAATCTAGTGGCATTTTCTGGAGCCAATGTTATTACAGGACAAGGCTCTGGTGCAACTGGAACACCTAGTTCAACAGGTAGTGAATCAGCAGATGATATAACATTTACTAGTGGTTATGCAAGTGCTGAATTAGATAGTGATAAAGGTGACGTTTTGTATATTGAAAACAGAGCACCAATTACAAGAGCAACTGACCAGACCGAGAACATTAAGTTAGTAATTGAATTTTAGGAGAGATAAT